ACCTGAGAATCATTCTGTTCAGCCTGCGCTTTCAACTGTAGCTCCTGTTCTTTTAACTTTACAAGAGGATCTGGCTGACCCGCACCGCTTAGTTGTCCGCTTAATGCTTTCAGCTGCGACATGCCTTCTGCAACATACTGAGCTGTCTTGGCTTCCATATCTATCATCTGCTCTTCAGAAATAGCCTGACCACCACCCGCTTGAATCAAATCAACCGCAGCTCTTTCACGAGCTCCAATCTTAACGTGCTCCATTATGTGCTTCTGCAAAGCCACCGCCATAGGAGGTGATTGAGCCACAAGAGGTGTAGATCCAAAAACCATGTGAGCCATTATATGGGCCTCATGGGACTGACCTTCAAAAACAGTAAGTTTTATCTGATCCAAAACATCTATGTTTTCCTGAGCAGGATCCTTTGGTATCGCCTCCGGCTCTGGAGTTCTCTTCAAGACCCTGTCTATATCTCTTACACCCAACGCCTCATACATATCCCTAAACACTTCGTACATGTTGTGCATATCAGGAGCTGACGTGGCTAGCTGCATTTTGGTCTGCGCCAAAGATATCCTTTGTGCCTGACTAAATACATTCGGATTAGATACAGGTAATACATCTACCCTATTGTCAAAGTCCGCTCTTCTAATACTCCCGTCAACACCCGTGATACTATACGGATACTCATCGGGTAAGAACTCGGACATAACTTTAGATAACAGCTTGAACTCCAGTTTCATCGCATAATGTAATCTTTTATGCACCGCAGACATGACCCGTGAGCCCTGTTCCAACATTGCTATAGTAGTACCTACAGCTGCATTTTGATTTCCATCACCAACTTTCAAGTCTGTTATGGTAGCGAATCGCTGTCCCGCATCAACTACAAAACCTAATAAGGCCATCAAAGTCTGGTCAGGTCCCTTGAACGGTAACGACATTAAACTCGCTTTTATATCCCCGCCCGGAGCATCTACGTCTCTAAACTCTCCCGGCTGTAACGGCTCGTCATCATCCCTGATCCGTAGGCCGCGGGCCTTAAATCCTGCTGGAAGATTAGATAACGTACCAGCATCAATCAACTGCCTCAAGGCAGAAGTCGCGGTTCGCGATAAACCACCTATAGTATGTATCAAACCTAATCCATAGAAACCAAAGCCTGGAAGAAACTTGTAATGTACAAAATATTGTATCTTAGCCTTCTTCTCGTCATCTTCCCTGTAGTTCCTGCGAATCGACAGAATCTGGCCATTATCCTGTGATATTGTCACAACATACGGTATCTTTATACCAGTAGGCTCTCCATCTTCTCCAACTTCTTCATATCCTTCTAAATCCAGATCTACATGACATTCCAGTAATGTGCAGTCATAATCAATCTGTGACGGATACATCCCATCAATTCTCTCTATCTCATCACTTAAACTACCTGATTCGCTCTGAGCCGGAATAACAGGAATGTCCCTGTAAAAACCAGCTACCTGCCTCTTTCTTAAATCATTTAAGCTCATCTTTAAAACTTGCGTGATATTAGGGCACGTCTCTAATCCGCTAGTGTTATACGGTACAATTAAATTCTCTGCCGGAACAAACTTACTTACAGCTCGATCCAAGTTCTCATCATAATACACCTTCTTAAACGTACTACCCGCTAGTGGCAAAAAGAATAACATCTGATCTAACTCAGGCGTATACTCCTCCATCTCACAAGTTATGTAGTAGTTCATAAACTCCTTTACTCGCTGGGCTTGATCTTCTTTTTCAGGAGTGCTCGACCCAAGCACGGTAGTTCGCACGGGTCCAGTGGGTGGCAACAACTCATTGAAGGCTTGGGCTTGGAACTGTGTGGCTGACTCGGCAAGTAACGGGTGCGTGACACCGCTCGCGCCCCTGAACGGTTGTGATCGCTCTTCATAGCTAAATCCAAGTAACTCCAAACCGTTAGCGAAAGCATCTTCCCACTCCTGTCTACCACTCTTGTTTTCATCAAACTCACCCACAAGCTCACTGGCTATCCTACCCAGTAACCCATCAGGCATCTCTTCAGCTAAGTTGGCAGAAAAATCTTCAGTCGTGCCTCGTTGATCCTGTGGCTCAAAATCAACGATAACACTTCCATCATCTTCTTCCATAATCTCTACATTCTCAGGGATAGGACCCATATCGAGACTGTCAGGCATTTCCACTTCTACTTCAGCAGCTAAGTCCTCTTCGTCTAACTGAGACGGTATGTTTTCTACCATGCTGCCTATCGGTTCTCTTGCCATGTAATTCTCCTTTTAGGTACTATACCACAGATTGCATATAATATTCAATGCCCCGTGGGCCGCGGTTCATGTTGACCGCTTTGTCTTTCAAACTTACTACGCCGCCGTCCTCCATCATAAAGTCTGAATCATCAAACTTTTTAGGATCTTTTTTAGCCGCAGGACTTTGTAAAACCTTAGTGCTGCCTTTAGGTCTGTCCACTAACATAACGTAACTTAAATCTCCTACACCCTCTACCGCATTCTCATAAGGTATATGAGTGTATCCTTCCGCTGCTAACGATTTAGAATGGGCCCTCAAGAACATTTTGACATCTTGTATATCAACTCTAGGGTCTTCTGATAAAATATCATCAGCTGTGTAACGCTCTCCTTTATGAATGCTATATTGTTCCGCTTGATAATCATTCAAAGAAGCTTCTGTAAAAGGTTTCCCCGTTCTAGGGTTATCAAAAGGTTTGCTCAAATCCGCTTTTAATGGAATAGATCCCCCTAATGTGTTTCTTGGCAAAGGTCTATTGGTCACCGTATCATAACCTACATTCCCACTTACAGGCGGAAGCTTCAAAGTTTTTAAAACCTCTTCCCTACTTTGACCTGTTTCTGCCATAGTGTCTCTTATCTGTTTTCGAGTACCAACACCAAATACTTCATCTATAAACCTATCTTGAGACGATTGAGGTGTGGATCCTACATGAGGACCTAAGTCAAACCAAGACCTATTAGACTCACTAAACTTACTAAATCCAGGGTCTGTGTTTTTAGAATAATGATACACAGGAGTATCTATCTTACCAAAAGCTAGCGCCTCCTTCATTGACTTTCTCTGATCTCCAATGCCTCGACCACCCGGTACCTCCGTGATCTTTGCATCACCCGCTGCAGCTCGTATTACATCCTTGTAATCCTTACCACCCTGAACAATAACATTATCATATCCGTCTAAGGTGTTTTTGATCCTGTCCATCTGTCCAGCATCTTGCTTAAACATATCCGCCTTCTTAGGGCTCATCTTGTCGTTATAATTTTGTATAGGAGTATCAGCCCTTATTAGTCCATGCTTGGCAGACATTATCGCTACATCAACATCCGCAGGAGTTCCCATAGACTTCAAGCTTTGAAACACAGGACCCAGATAACGATCAATCGCTTCCTTGTCCCCAACATCCGGACACTTAGTATCACTACAAGACAAAACTAAAAGACGGCGGCCTGCCTTTTCTTCTGGAGAAAACAAGCTGCCTGAACCTAAATCAATCTTATCTGAAACATTGGATCCGCCAGAAGGAGGGCCTTCCATCTTTGTAATCGAGGGCCCCATATTAAGATTAGGACCACCTGACACGGCAAGCATCGGATCATTCGTCTTAGTCATATAGGCCCCAATACCATCCATTAACTTAGATAGTTGCACTTTTGATAACTTACCTCCAATAGCTAACGCTTTTAACCCTTTGCCTGTATCAGTCCCTATTGTAGGTATTGTATACGAAGCATCTCCCGCAGCTCCTAAGAACTGCATGGCCGCATTAAAATATTCGCCTTTATTCACATTTTCATCAAAAGAAGGAAGAAGCGTTCCTGCTTTTTCTGGATTGGGATATTGTCCAAAGTAGTCTGCGATACCCGCAGACGGTAACATCATACCCGCATAGGCACCGGTCTTGTATAGGTCTCCTGAACTAACTTCGGAGGCCCTGTCCCGTTCTTCTAGTCTGGATAAAAGGGTCTCGTCCTCAACCGTAAAGTCATCTTCATAATTTATGGGAGCCTCAGCCATCTCTTCCAAGAACCTGTGCTAGTTGGGCCATGAGCCGTGGGTCGCGGGATTGGTTTACACCACCCTGTTTCATTATACGGTTCATTACCAACATGTTCCTGTCAGCCGGTGTCTCCATTATAGTAGTCTTCTTCATTATACTCTCTATACCTGGGGACCCACCATACTCCAAAGGAATGTATTTTGGTTTAACATAATTAGTGTTTAATAAATCAATGCCACCTAAAGGCGCATCCGCCAAGCCGCCTTCTGACTCGCTACCATCGAAACCTAACATCTTGTCACGGATCGCGTCCATCGGTTCGATATAAGGTTCCGGGGGACCCGTCCTGTCTTGGCCATAAGAATTAAAAGCATCCTCATCTTCTTCCATCATTCTGATAATCTCTTCACCGCTCAGTGTCTCCGAATCGTCAAAAGACTGTCTCTCCATCAGATACTGGTCACCAAACTCTGTGTCGGGGTCAAAAATAGGAATGTCGTCTTTGTTTGCGTTGCGTACTACACTGTCAGCCATCTTCACCTCAATAATAAGCCCTTACTTGAGCCGACCCATCACCTTCTTCCCAATCATCAGACGGTAGCTGTACAAAATTACCCTGACGATAGCGCATTAAGGCCTGTGTCATGCTATCCACAAGGTCATCATACTCTCCATTTGGAAAAGCTGCAACCTCTTCTATCATCTCATCTGCAAACGTCTCGTCAGGGACCCAAACCATCCCCGCTTCAAACAAAGGAGACACCGCATGTACTCTCGAAACCTTATCATTACCTTTACTAGGTGTAAAGTTCACAACAGGTATCCCCATATTACGCAATTCATGCGTTAGCGGCAGCCCCGTGGCCTTAGCTTCTATAATTACTGTCTCAGGGTCCCAATAATTGTACTGCTCTAAGGCAATATTCTTCAATTCCGGGAAATCCCACCTGTCTTTGATACTATCAAGCAGTATCAAAGCAGGCTGACCACCCACTTCCTCTGGATAAAACACTCCCCATGTCGTTATCGCACTAAAGTCAGCCGTTTCACGCTTTGAAAACGCCGTATCATAGCTCTGAATTACATATTGCAGGTTGGGAACACTCTTTTTCTCCCATTTCTTCCACCATTCCCTCTTGATTATCGCATTTTCTTCACCAGTAGGCTGCTGCTGGTACTGCGCATTCCACTTACTAGGCGGAATAGACGCTTTTACCGCCGTTAAATCATCCAAACTCCAATATTCTGGCCAACAAGGTTCCCCGCTTTCAAAAATAGCAGGTAACTCCACTATCTCCCACTGATCCGCTAGGGGATCCTTTGCCATCGAGCGAACCAACTGACCCGTTAAATCCTTTTCTGACCACCTAGTCTGGACTATAACTATACTACCTCCCGGCTGGAGCCTCTGTCGGGGGCCCCCAGTGTACCAATCCCACGCATCTTCAAAACCATTGTTACTCATAGCCGTCTGTTCCGAGTGAGGATCATCGATTATAATTAAATCTCCACCACGACCCGCTAAGTTCGAGCCAACACCCACAGCATAATACATACCACCCTTATTCGTATCCCATCTTCCTGACGCTTTACTGTCTACCGCCAAGCTGACATCCGGGAATACTGTCTTGAACTCGTCCGTCTCCAGAAGGTTCTTGACCTTTCTACCAAAATTAACCGCAAGCTCTGTCGTGTGTGTTGCCTGAATGATCTTCATGTTCGGGCTGCGGCCCATCATCCACGCAGGGAACAAAAAAGATGCAAACTCAGACTTCGTGTGTCGCGGTGCCATATTGATTATTAATCTTTTTAATTCTCCACGAGCCACCCTTTCTAATTTTTCTGCAATTATTTCGTGGTGCCTGCCCTGAATAAAACTTGGCCAGATACTTTTTACAAAAGTTAAGAATGTTTTTTGGCACTCTTCGTTCTTCTCTAACTGAGCTAATCTTAGTTCGAGTTTTAAGAGCCTCTCGTTCTGTATTGTACCATCCATGTAGGGGTCCCTTACCTTAAAATTGTATGCGATTTATGGGTTATTATAATATAGTTAAGCGCAATATCAAATTATATCTCATTGTTTGTGAAAAACTTAGCCCATGCCCTCGGGCCCAGAATCGCGGGCGTCTGAATTTTTTTAGAAAAATCGTTATTTTTGGCCTACGTTTTAGCCTCTATTGGCTAGGGTACCTTAAGCGGTTTTAATTCTATTTGGCCCGCTGATCTTCGCCGTTGCCCCACGAATCACATAATTAAATCTATTATTACGGGGCTAGAATCACGGGCTTTAATTACTGGGATTCTGTAAAGTTAGCCACGACTAACATTTATAAACCCAGGAAAAATAAAGTTAGCCCCGTCTAACTAAGTTTCGCGCTGCCAAAACAATGTTAGCCCCGTCTAATTGATATAAATAATTACTGGCATTAATTACTGGGAATCTAGTCAGCTTGTAACGCTCCCTTAATTTTAATAATTACTGGCGTTTTATTCTCTAACCCGCAGAAAATCGACTCCAGCTCCGCCAGCTCCTATTCCTTAATCATTTATATTAATACATGATTCCAAGCCCGTATCTTTTGCCCCGTGTCTGGTCGGCCGTGGCGGGCTTGTTTAACTATTTAATACTAAGGCAATAGACAAAAGAAAAGCCCCGCATAAACGGGGCTTAAATCGGCTTTAAATGTTATTTAGTTTTTATATATGATTAGCAATTAAAAGAATAAATATTCCAAAAATAATAAACATAGGCATAAATAAAACATTGCATAAAAGAGTTATAAATTTACGCATTAGGCCACGTCCTCAAGCTCTACAAGATTCATATAATCCAATTTATCAAAGTCTAAAAATAAATCGGAGGCTAATTGAAATTGAAGAAAATCTTGTATTTGCTTTTGGTAGTTCTCGACAAAAGCTTGAGCGTGAAAAATACTAGTTTTAATTCCAAGATAATCTTTAACTTTATACAAGCCCCGACTCTCATTCTCATTTATAAATTTATTATAAGCACTGATAGCGTCAAACATATGACGGCAAGTAAAAAACTTTGCTGATAAATTCGCGGTGAATTTTCCATAATCTCGACCATAACAAAAATTACGATGTCCTTTTTCGTAACCTAATTCTAACTTATAAATTTCGTCTCGGTGTTTTGTCCAAGTTATATTATTCATAAATTGAAAACTATCATACATATTATTTATAGTTTTTATTTGTTTGTTATTAATCATTTTTTTAAATCTCCTATTTTGATTAATTAAAGTTGTCCCATTTTATCGCATAGTTTTACATAAAAGAAAAGCCCCGCCAGCTGGCGGGGCTTAATCAATTATTAAATAGATTTTATTAATGGCCGTTTTTGGCGTTTTCCTCCTCCTCAATATCGCTTAGCCATTCATCAAAAGCGGTTTGTAAATCGCTTGGCATTTCATGGGTTAAAGTTTCCATTTTTGGTTTATCGTTCCATTCTATCTTTATTAAAGTTGATGTTATTTGTTTACGCATTTTTAAAACTCCTATTAGCACGTTTCTAATTGTTCAATGTCTGGACGGTGTCGCTCTTCCAAATACTTACAAACTTTAAACCATGTTTTCAGATTATCCCTGACGGGGTCAATATCACATACTACACCGTCAAAATCTTCATTATCGCAAGCTACTACAAAATTTGAATTTTCTTCAATATCTCCATAACAATAAGTAGTTCCTCCGTCTTTACGATTGTAAATATAATCAATATTTGTCATTTATTTTACTCCCTGATTTTTTAACTGTTTAGAAAACCATTTTTTAATTGATAAATTTATTACGTTAGTTTTCATGCCAATAAATTTTTTAATTAAATCTAAGTCAGCTAATATTGATTTATGAGTTTTGGCGTCCATTAAAAAAGGGCTCCCGTTAAACATTTCCATAATACAAATTCTATAATAAACATCTTCAACATTTTTTTCTGTAAAATGTCCCACGTCTATTAACATTGTCATATGAATCATACTATCGATAGTATTAAAACTTACATTTTCTAAATCACATTTTCTAGTGTCATAATGTAAAGCCATTGTTTTAGTCTCCTATTTATTAAAGTTATGTATTTTATCGCATACTTTATGCCAAAAGAAAAGCCCCGCATCTCTACGGGGCTTAAATCGGCTTTAAATGTATGAAAAATTATGATGCCATAGCGACTCTATTCCAATCGGTTTTTTTCATATTTAAAACGCTCCCGCCTAGTTTTTGCCAAAAGTCTACATCATCGGCCTTGGCGGTGTTTCCGACTCTAGTTACTGCATTAACAAAAGTTGCCCTATTAACGGGCTTATCGTTTTCATAGCCCGCTTGCCCTATAGTCTTTAACAATCCGTCTAATACGTTGCTAGTTTCCTTTTTAGATAAAGTTAAAACTTTTCCTAAATTCTCTACTGCCTCGGTTGTCTCAACATCGATAATATCTTCTGAAGCTAATTTCATTTTTTCTAAATTTTCATCAAAGGATTGTCTGGACGCATAGGAGCTGACGATATCCCTAAGTTGTAATTTTAAACTATGGTTATCAGCCTCTTTAGTTTCATTAGTTAAAATATTCCAAGTGTCACCGTCTCGAGCTGACGTTATATGTGATTTTCTTGTTATATTTTGTGTCTGCATTCCATTAAGGCAAGCTAACGTCCAATTAATCCCAAAAGCTGAAATACTGCCCGCTCCCGTTTCAGAATTA